ACACGGGGCAAACATATTTCCGGCTTGATTGTTTGGTTTTCGCCGCACCGGGGATTTTCGGAAGGCTCTTTCTGTGAAGTTCAAATTTCTTATCCTGCATACCGTCAACAAAGGCTTTTGCTTCATCATTCAGGCTTGTTTTCGTCCACCCGTATTTTGCATCCTTTTCAACGGTCAAGCCGTGCTTTTCAGCGGCTTCCTTGTATTTCTTATTGTGGTATGTGCCGCCCCGGCTTGTGTCCTGAACCCCAATTTGCAGATTGTAAAGGTGAACCATTTCATGTAAGAGGGTTTCCGCAACCTGTTCAAAAGGTCTTGCAAGGTGTTCAGCACAAATATTGATTTCATAGAAGCCATCATCTTTCTTCATAGCTTCCAAATCTTCTTTTGTCAGGGTAGAAAGGTCTGCAATCTTTTTCTGTTCGCCAACCGTCCACGCCTTCCAAGCGGTACACCATCCATAAGCACCCTTTGTTGTGTCCGGGCTTACTGTGATAACAGGGGTTTGAAGTTCATTGTTATAGAACTTTTCGTTGAACTTTGAAAATAAACTTTCAAGTTTTTCAATTACGGGCTTCAAACTTGTTTCTTTCATCTGTGCTACCGCCTTTCTTAAATTTCAGAACCCTTGATTTTTTCCACAAGGGCATTTGCCTTTTCCGTCTGCCGCTTGAAAATCTGATAGCAGCTTGTTTCTTTGTCGGAAGGTGTGCTGTCAAGCATCATCTTTTCAAATTCTCTCCCGGCACATTCAATGCAATGCTGAATGAATTTCCATTCTTCAAAAGTAAACTTCATAATCACTTCATCCTTTCCACGCTTGCCGTTGCAGCGGCTTGTTCGTTGTCGTTTGGTTCAATTCCTTTGAACTTGTCTATATTATAGCACCGGGTTTTGAAGTTGTCAATAGGTTTTTTCAAATTTTTTGAACTTTTTTTCCTAACCCTCTTGAACTTTTCTTCAAGGTGCGTTATAATGTAAGTACCCCAATAAGGAAAGGAAGTGATTGCATGAAGAAATTCACCACGGCTGATAGATTGAAGCAGATCATGGGTGAAAGGGGGTTAAAACAAGTTGATATTTTGGAAGCCTGCAAGCCGTACTGCGAAAAATACCATGTTCAGCTAAAAAAGAATGATCTAAGTCAGTATGTTTCCGGGAAAGTAGAACCCAAACAAGATAAGCTATCTATTTTGGGTTTGGCTCTGAATGTCAATGAAGTTTGGCTTATGGGGTACAATGTTCCCGCTGGAAGGGAAGAATTAGCCCAACTTGAACAGAAGCTACAAAATGAAGCCGCTGCCTGTGAAATGTTTGAAAGGTGTTATGGAAAAGAAGCATTTCAAGCGGTCAAACTTTTCCTACAACTTGATACGCTGGATCAAGGGCGCATTATCGGTTCTATGGAAACAATGCTGAATGATGAAAAATATTCCATTCAAAAAGAATCATCAGGCGGGAAGGCAATATAATCTTTGTGGATTTCAGTTCAAGATAAGTTCAAGATAGGTTCAAGATAGGTTCAAGTTTCCGGTTCAAGATGAAAGCCTTGAAATATCGGGAAGGTTCAAGTGGTTCAAGTTGTTTTGCATTTCTTTGTAGATATGATTTTTTCAACGCAATTTTGCATTGATTTTGAAAAATATAAAAGAAATAAAAAGGCATCTTGAACTTGAACCACTTGA